TGAACAGCTCCGGGTGAGTCGCCCGCCACTTCTTGATCGCGATGAGGTCCTCCTCATCATGGACCGGATCGTTGCTTGGGAACGAGGGGCCGCTGACCGGGGTATACGGCGCAGGCCATCCTATGAGGCTGCCATCGCCGGGACCCCCGCCGGATGTGTCGATTGCTTCCTTTGCCTTCGCGAGCTGCGGGGGTTGCTGGCCGTCGACTTCCTCGGGCATCGGGATCCGACCCGGGAATGTTGGTGCAGCGGGTGGTGTTGCCGGTGGTTCGAGTTCTTTGGGCGGCTCGATATATTTCAGACCGAGGAACTCAGCAAGCTGTTTCTGCTGCTGGATACTGAACGGGTCCTGTGGGTCGCCGGTCATGAGCTTGAAGACCAGGTTGAGTTTCTGGTCTTTGGTCATGAGGATCGGCTCTGCATCGTCGTCCGGGTAGATCGATGCCAGCAGGTCATCCGAGCCCGCGATATCGAGGACCTCAAACAGTCGCTTGCTCAGGGTCTTCAGGTCGATGGTGCCGGCAAGGCCGTTGCCACCGAGAGTTGCAGCATTGACGATCGCATTCACAGATTCGGTGATATCGTGTTCCAGGAGCGGCGGGAACGAGACTGCAATTTCACGGGAAACTACTTCGTCAGTTTCTTCGCCATTCTCGTCTGATTTCTTTCCCATGACGACAACCTGCTCGCCGGTATATTTGTCGTCATCGATTTCTCCCATATCGTGCAGCATACCGTTCGGCGCAATGATTGACTGATCGATCACGTACTGCAGGATGTCCTTGATGGTATCCGCCCACAGGGTCCGCCGGTTGAGGAACTGCAATTCCATGGGCCGCTCCATGGTCTTGGCAGTCGCCATGTTGCCTTTCCCGGGATCCCCGCTGAGGTAGTGCTGGAAGATGCCGGTAGCGGAACAGACCATCAGCAGCAGCTTGTTGCCGTCTTCTGCGGACGTGGTCGCGCCGGAGGCCTTGATGGCCGAGAGCTCGACGCCTTCGCTGTGTGAGAAGACGGAAGCGACCGGGCGGCCTTCCGCCCACCCAATCTCCGGGCTCTTCTGGTGCGCCATCCTCTCCATCTTCTGTTTCGATGCCTGGACTGCAGCGGAGCCGCCTTTGGTCTTGAGATCAAAGGCGAACCGGGCGAGGGCCTGCCAGACCTTTGAGAGGTTCTCTAGGAACTGTTTGTAAGCCTGTGCCCAGTCAAGGCCGCTGTAGATATCCGAGATCCCGAATTTCATATCGGCGAGTTTGTTGATCCCGACATGGTAGATCGGGGCATCCCACCGGACATCATACAACCCGATCTTCTCCGGGCGCTGGTCCTCCGGTGGCTGGTATTTCCAATCCGGGTGCCATTGCACATATGCCCGCGTAACGAGCGTGCCGGTGAGGTAATCGAGCGTCTGCTGCATGAACTGCCGCTTGTAGAACCAGACTTCCTTGATATCGTGCGGGTTGGTGTCGATTTCCATGACCTCGTCGAAGGGGATAAGGCGGATGATGACCCGGCCGGTGTCAGGGTCCGTGAGCAGTGCGTAAAAGAGGTTGCCGAACGCGGTGAGTTCCATATCGTTGGCCATCTGCGCCTGGTGGCTCGTGAAGCTGACCTTGTTCTTGCGGTCCTCCAGGAACTTCTGGACCAGGTCGTCGATATCGGGATCGTTGGCTTTGACCGAGACCCCCTGCGAGAAGACATAGAGGGCCTGCAGCGTGACGGCACGCTTGATCAGGGGGTTCTTGAGCCAGTAGACCCGGACCAGGTCGTTGATGCGGCCGAGCGCGACCCGCGAGAGCTCCCGGGCATAAGGACCGCCCCCGCCAAAGAGCTGGACCCATCCCTGCTCCGCGAGCTGCATCTCAAGGACCTGGATGGATTCTTTCATGAGCTCCAGGTTCTCGCTCTTAATGGCGTTGTCTTCCTTCAGCTCGGCAATCTGCTGCTGGACTTCCTCGACTGAGACAGCCTGCCCTTTCTCGAACAGCATGCCATCGACCGGGCTCTTTGCGGTGGACTCTTCCAGCGCTGTGATCTGGTCGTGGATGGCTGCGATGGCTTTCTCGCCGTCAGCCACCACCTCCTTAAGTTTTTTTACCTCGTCGATCATTTCTTCCCGGCCTCTTCTCCTGCTTTCTTCATTGCGGGAGAATCGACGATCCCTTTCAGGCGCTCGATCTCCTCGATATGCGGCGCGAGGATTTCGTCCATTGTGGTCTTGAGTAGCTTCTCATCCACCGATACCCGGACAACCATAGATGGGGGCTCGTCGAACTCTCCCTCGGCGATCCGGCTCTTGAGACGTTTGATGAGATTTGCCGCCTCTTTCGGGTTGCCCTGGCGTTCACTGGTCATTGCTTGTGAGAGGGCTGCGAGGAGCGCTCTCTTGTTGATTAGGGTCTCAATCTGTTGCGTCATGATTTTCTCCTAAAACGGGCTGATGCTGTAGTCGTCTTCGTAGACCAGCACGGCCTCGGTCATATCGGCAGCCTCAGTCACGCTGTCGACATAGGTCACGAGGTACCGGGCAGCATCGCAGGCATGGTCATCTGCCTTGACCGGCTCCTCTTTGTTCGGTTTGCCGTCTGCCGATTGTTTCCAGACGTACGCATCCATCTCCTGCTCGAAACACAGGGGTTTGCGGGCAGCCTGCAGCCAGGGGTCCACCTCAATGAGCGAATCCCGCATGATGAATAACCGCGGTCGTCCATCGCCGGCTTTCCGGAGCCGTGACTGGACTGCCTGGATGCCGAGCGAAACCGCTTTCATGGCCGGGATAGTTTCGATGCCGTACTTTGCGAGTGTCGCCCGGTCCTCGGCGTCATGGTCAGCCACGGTCGCATAGATCTGCTCGGTGCCGGTGTACTCGAGGATTTGCCGGGCGTGGTCCTCGACCAGGCGCTTGCTCATGTAGAGCTCGCGGTATAGGTAGAGCCGGCCGTCTTCATCGATCGCCCACCACTGGCAGGTGAATGGGTTGGTATACCCAAAATCGATGGCCCGGAATTTGACCCAGTCGTCCGGGATCGGGAACCGGTCGATCAGGTGGACCGCCCGGTCGAACTCTTCATAAACGGTGCCTTCTGCAGCAGCCCACTTGCCCAACCGCAGCCGCTGGTACCGGACACCGGTCAGGCCGTCCAAGACCGCGAGCGTGCGCCGGCCCTGCTCGGTGATCTCGTGCGTGACCGGGTTGAACAGGACCGGGTTGTCTTCGTGACGGGACTCGAAAAAGGCGAGACTGGGACGGTGCCGGATCCAGTGGGTCGGCCTGTCTGGATTGCAGTCGCCGAGCACCTGGGCGTAGGGCATGTTGCCGGCCCGGCCGGTTGTCCTGGTCGTGATGACTTCCCAGTCATTGAGCGTGAGCTCTTCGGTCTGGTTGATATAGACAACGTCCCATTCGGAGGAGAGGACCTTGTCAGGATCATCAAGGCCGCCGAGATAGATCCGGGAGCCATTCGGGTACACATAGCCTTCACGATGCTCGCCGCCGAGTTTCACGACCGGCGAGCCCGGGCCGAGCACCTTTTTCTCGAATGTGAGTAGCACGGTCATCTTGAGGCTGTGGTAGGTCTTCCTGACGATGATTGCCTGAGCCCCGGGATATTTCCACATGAGGGCATCGAGTTTCTCCAGGCAGGTCCGGGTCTTGCCGGTCTCTGCCGGTCCGCTGATGATGACTTCCGGCGCCTTGCATTTCCAGATCTGCAGGCCGCCCCCGTACGGCTGGAACGCTTTGGCGTTGCCGCCTTTTGGGTCTTCAATAATGAGATAGGGGGGGGCGGCTGCAGCAGCGGTCAATCCGGGCACCTCTTGCACGTTTCACAGCCCCCGTCAAGCCGCTGGCGTCGGAATTCCTGCATGGCCGGATCGTTCCAGCCGCCGTCCATCAAATATTCATCGGACATCCGGACGCAGCAGGGATGGAGCCTGCCACGGGCGTCGTAATATGCCCACGTAAATCCCCAGGGACAGTGGGGGTCGAATGGATCGAGCGGTCCGTGTATGGCCCGGTCCAGGGCAACCATTTCCGCAATTCCTTTTGAGGGGTTGCTATGCCAGTTCGCGATCCGGTTTCTGATGAGTTTGATACAGTGGTCCGAGCAGAACGTCTCGACGTCGCATATGTCCCGATCGCGGGTATCTGCCGAGATAACCTGGTTGATGGTGAGGTTTACTTCCGGGTATTTCTCCTTGATTTCGAGGATTTTCCCGATAACCTTTTTCGGGCTGCCTTCGTGAGCGCTCGCCGGCGCCGGCCCTTTGATGTAGTCCAGCGAGAACATAACCTCGTTGAAATACCGGGACCACGGGACGACGTTCTCCGGCTGGCCGTTCGTAATAGTGATCGCATACTTCCCGGCAGCCCGTACCATCATCGCCAGGATGTCCAGCTGCGGGTGCATGAACGGTTCTCCCAGCCCCTGCAGTTTCACCAGCCTGCTTTCCGGGTGCGCCGTAAGGATCTTCCAGAGCGTTTCGGGCGTGATATCGCGGATCTCCTGGTCGGCCGACCGGATACACATCTTGCACTTCAATCCGCACCGAGTGGTGGGCTCGACCTGGATGTCGGTGGGGGCTTTCATGGTGAGGCAGTCCCAGCCGGGCGTCTTGTCGTACCAGTGGACCTGGAACATCTGCCGCCAGAAGCCGGGTGCCTCTCCGGTCAGGTTGCCGCCGTGCATGTGATAGTTGGACTCCAGCTTGGGGTTGAAATGGAATTTAACGCCCTTCCGGTGCATTTCGAGGAGCCAGAGGTAATCGTCGGCAGCGGCTAACCGCTCGTCGAACAATGCCGGGGGAGGGTTGACGCACACAATTGCAGAGTGGGGGGCCGTGCAATACTGGTTGATGTTTTCAATGGGCCGGCCGTGAAACCCGACCGGCTCGCCTAAGATGTTGACGCACATCCCATAGTAGACCTGGATACCCGGGTTCTGCGTGAGAAAAGAGATTGCATTCGCCAGGTGGTGGGGCAGCCATTCGTCATCGGCGTCGAGGAATGCGAGGTATTTTCCTTCTGCCCTCTCGATCGCACGGTTGCGGGCGTTGGCCGGGCTGGTCTTTTTCTCGCTGAAAACCGGGATAATATTGAGTTTTGGGAGGTATTCTGCTGCGATATCGCCGGTCCGATCGTGCTGGAAATCGTCGACAACAAGGATAACCTCGAAGTCCCGGAATGTCTGCTTTTTGACGCTGTCCAGGGCCCGGGCGATGAACTTCTCTGCGTGATAGGCCGGGATGATGACCGATACGAGCGGGCCGGTCATAGATCCTCCATGCTGACGCCTTTGAGGACCTTGACAACGAGCGGGCCTCCGGCATCGCCGGTGAGTTCGTGCTTGTCGCGCCATTCTTTCGGCCTGCGGTTCTTGAGCCAGAAGATCATAGCGGTGGTGTCAGGGGGTACTGCCTTGACGGTCCGGGTGATTTTCGTACCGTCGGGGCCTTCTTCAGTTTTGACTTCTTCGTATTCATAGCCGAAAGCCCTCATGAAAAGAGAGCTTTCAACCTTTGTATCCGCTGAATCCTTGCCCGCTTTTAGGGAGCTCAGGAACTCGGGGTGTTCCTTGCCCCATGTGAAGAGGGTGCCGGTCGAAATCCTAAGCCCGGCGGCGATCTCTTTGTTGGTCTTGCCCCGGATCGCAAGCGCCCATGCCATGAACGGGTGGTGATCCGGGTCGTACTTACTGGTCGCTCCGGGTCGTTTCTGCGGCGCTTTTGACAACTTCGCCGGGCGTTTTTGCCCGGATTTCTTTTTTGCGGTCATGATGTCAACGCCGCATTGTACCACTCGCCTTCGAGATGGCAGACGACGTATGGTGGATCTTTTGGTGGGAGCTGAATGCTCGTATGCCATTTACAAGATATGCAGACTCGTAGAGAAAGAGCGGGAAAATATTCCCGCGGGCATTTTACATGCGTCAGTTCCTTATCTTCGTAGAAAATCCGCGGGGGAATCATGTCTGCCTCACTTTCTCATCACCAACACCACAAGCAGCAGCAGGGCTGTCCCGCTGATGGCGAGCTGCACAACCGCTATCTTTTCGATGAGCGAAAGCCGGCACCAGATACCGGGATTGAAGACATGTCGTAGATGAGCGGGATTGTTCATTGAAAGCCACTGGCAGGAATTGAATCTGCGCCCTTTCAGTTTCCCTCGGGAGCGGGTATTCGGGAACTTCCCCGCGGTAATCTCCCGGTACAGGCTGAACGCGTCAAACCATCAGACGCTTCAGTGGCATTTTTCCGGCGGAAGAGGCTAACAGACCGCCGGATGTTTAGAGTTCGTGCAAAGCATTGCTGTTGTCGAAAGTTTGCCCGCACCGGTCGATAGGCGGACGACCCGGAGGCCGGATTGGGCAGAGGGACCTGGGCGGAATGAACCGCGCTCCATAGAGGAGCTCTACGCCGCGCCGGTACTCAGGCGGCAGCCAAACACAGGCCCGATGTTCATCATGCTTTACTCCACCAGAGGAGGGCGACCATCATGACCAGTGCGATCGCGATGGTGCACCATTCCTGGCGGGTCAAGACGGCAACACCACTCCGAACTGCTGCAGGATGATTGTGAGCGCTTTCTGCGGCGTCAGGACATTCCAGTGGGCAGCCAGGATTATACCGGCGATTACGAGGACCACGCGGATGTACGCCACGAGTTCGTATGCAAGGAT